TTTTATTAAACTCATTAACCACGCTAGAACCAAACACTTTCCAATTTAAACGCTGCGTATAATCTTCAAGACCGTATTTTACATACATAACTTTTATATCCTGCAGAATAACCGAATCAGGTAAAGCAAAGTAATTTTTAGGAAGTACAGGATACCCTTCATAAGCAGCCAACCAAACCGCTTTTTTTGGTAAAGAATCACTGACCACACCATACAAATTGTCAAAATAAATTTCCTCACCATTTGTTTTTATAGCAAAACAGGCTTTTTTAAAACCCTTAACGAATAGCAATTTATACATTTCATAAGAAATACCTATCGCCCGGTTTTGTAATTCTAAAGTAGTATCTGGATCAAAAAAATGATAAGACATAAAAGAAGAAGGCACAAAAACATCACCTATAATCGTTTTTATATAAACAGGGTCAACAGGCAAACCTAACCCCAAACTATTATCAACTGACTTATCCTGAGAACATGTAAAGTTTACATCATAATTTAATTCTCGCGTATAATTTATATCCCTAGCAGCAGAAATATTTTCGGTAACACTATAGTCTTCTACTATTCTTACTTCTAACTTATGAAAACTCATAAAAGTAAAATCAGCGTGATTACCAATCGGCGCCATAATACGCAAAGACAATTCGCCGGGTGATTCAACTCTAAATTCTGATTTAATTTTAAACCTTGTTCCTGGCGTTGTGTTCGATCCATCAGTGTCAGAATCATTTACCACTTGCCATGAATAACGACTGCTATCAGGGAAACTCGGACGATTAGAAATAAACTCTACTCCATTTAAGAAAAACTGATAAGGAATTCGGCTATCGTAAAACGCGCCGGAAGTAGCAGTACTAGAACTGTTCAATTGCTCCGCAAAGAACTCCATCTCAAACTCATACAAAACTGACGGCTTAACAAAAACTTTATCTGGACATTCTATATAACTTACCAATGACTGAGCTTCTGTCGATATATAAGGAGGTTCATTATTAGCATTATCAAACCTATAATTTACTATATTGCGACGACCAAACCAATTATACCGGATCAATTGACTAAAATTATTATCCCAATGCAAAAATTTTTTGTCACCACATAAAGGCTGCAAATCATTAGAAAGAAAGCCGTTAGGATAACTATTATAAAAAATTTTCTTTTCTTCAATTTTTACAATATCATCGCGAAACATATTTTTCTTACCCTTAACTTTTACATCAAAATTTATCTTTTTATAAGGAGTAATGCCAGTTATATTCACACTTTCACTTTGCATCAGCGGTACTATTTTACGCTTTGTAAAATTCATTTCACCCAAATACCGGCCTTTCAAATCAAACTGAAGCATCACACCAAACTGGTCTTTTTTTCTTGTTAACCCTTCAATAAACCAGTAACCGCGATAGTTTTTTAAAGTCAATAAATTAGCTTTTAAAACATCAGTCAGAATTTTATGCAAATCGCCTTTTTTCGCACCGTCGATATATACATTAAGGTCCACATTAATATGCCACCATTTATATCTAAAAAAATCAGGAATAACCGAAGGCCTTACTAAAATTGTTTGATCCAAACCAGTGTTTTCTAAAATCATCCCCAACAATTCTGCAATAGGAAATTTGTTGTAGTAATACCAATTTGGAAAATACTTGCCTTTTAAAGTTCCTAAGTTATCAGTCGCAACAAGATCAACAAAAAGATTGTTGTTTGTATATGGTTCCTGATATTGGTCAGGCAAAAGAAAACCAGCCCACACCAATTGCGAATTTTCATCATAATCAATCGCATTCAATTCAACACGATAACGGTTTTCATCACCAGTAAACAAATGCACAAAATGCGCATCACTAAAATCAGGCACAAGCATGTTAAATTTCAATTCAGAAGCAAATGTTTCTGAAAGCAAATCATCACCAGCATCCCAAGAAATTTCGCATGCACCCGCCGCAGCCAACTCTACCAACATCGGCAAGCTATTTTCGTAGGTATCAACAATACATATCGAAAAATCTTTTACAATAATCTCCGACAAAGCACTTATATAAACTGGCGGCACAGCAGAAGCATAAAAAATAGTAAAATCTATATTTGTTCCTACATCAACATAATCATAATCAGCCAGGTCAACGAACAGAAAATCAATTCTATTTTGCGGCAAATCTAAAGACAAAACTATATTAGTGTCCGAATGAAAAATCATAAGGCTATCATATAAATTTTGGACCGTTTCAGCAATAGTTTCCCCAATTCTTACTTGATAGCCAGGCGGAACCTGATTTGTAAAAAACGGTCTTTGAATAGTATAATCGTAACCATCACCACCAGGCAATCTGTAAAATACAATATTCAACAAATTAAAATTTGAAGGATTTGTATTGATCTGTAATGATAAAAGATTTGCCATTATCCGCGTCTGTTTTTTTGATTAGACCAACGCTCTAAAACTAATTCTAGATCAGAACCACTAATTTTCCAACCGCCATTCAAAACAATAGGAGCAGCAACAGCAGAATCGTTCATCATACCAAAAACCTTTTTCTGCTGCTCATTATTTAATATAAGCTCACCACTATTCACACGTGCTAAAATCTTATCACCGTAAAAGGAATTTCCATCAACAATACCACCAGTCGCAAATTTAGGTATAGCCGCAAACGCAGCTAAAACACCACCAACCGCAGTAGCGATAAAAGCCGGAGTCGTAAACACAGCCGCAGGACCTGTCGCAGTTCCAGACGCTGTTGCTCCAGCAATAGATTGCGATATCGCAGAAGCCAACATCATTGCAATCAACTTAGTTATAGTCTGTACTAATCCAGCAATAAAACCATCAAAACCGGTTTTCGCTAAACCCAACGACTCAACAATAGAAGATGATAAATTTGAAAAAGCACCAGCAACCGTTTCACCTACTGCAACACCAATTTCAGCCAATCTTAATTGGGTTTCCCCCAGACTATCTATACCCAACTTAACATCTTCAACACCTTCAATCGCATTAATTTTTAACTGCGTATTGTTGATGTTTTCAGACAATACAGCATACTGCTCAGATGTTGTAGCAAACTGCTCACGCAAAGCCTCAAAATAAGATTTTTGACCTTTTAAATCTTCCAAAGAAAAAGAAGGCGTTTCAGGACTTTCATTATCACCAAGCACAGGTAATTCCGGCTTAGGCAATTTAACAGTTGCTTTACTTTTAATCGCATCTATTTTTTTCTGATATGCATCTATTTTCTCCTGAAGTTTATCCCATTCAGCATTATTTAAAGCAGTTTCCTTTTGCGCCTTTTGAGCAGCAGAAATTAAACTTTCGTAGTAAGCAATGGTTCCAACTTTTAAAGCATCTACAGAACTAGCCTGCAAACCATTTAAAGCAATTAAATCTTTTTGCTTCTGCGCTTCGTTTTCCGAAAGCTTTGAAGTCTTCGCGTCATACTCAGATTTTGAACGCAGTAATAACTGATCAGAAGCCAAAGCACTTTGCGTAAAATTTTGTAATTCAGTTTTCTGATTTTTTAATAACTTATACTGGGTCTCTAGCGCTTGCGTTTTACTTATCGAAACCTCTAAAGTACCACGCGACAAACTTGCTTCCTGTAATACAATTTTGTTTCCGCCAGCCTGAATTTCTTTAATTCTTTCTCTAGTCTTCTGAATCTTTTCCTGAATCTCTAATTCTTGAGCAATACGGTCATTAGCTCTTTTACCTAACTCGGTATCAATAGCAACTGCTCTAGCCTTATCAAAAATAGCTTGACGCAGTTCTTTATAAACTCCAACCGTTTGACCGTTTTTTATATTCTCAGCATCAATATTTTTAAAGTACGCTGGATATTGTTCTTGTAAACTTCTTATAGCTGCTTTTCTTTCATCAATAGAAAGCTTCACGTTTGTGGCCGAAGTGTACAATCTGTCTAAAGCACCAACTTCAGTAGCAGCCGCTTTATTTCCATTTGCCACAGCCTGATTCAAGCTTTCTTGTGCAGTTACCGTTTTTTGTGTATTGGAATACCAAAGATAAATTCCGGCAGCAACCGCAGCAACAGCAACCGCTAAAGCAGTATAAGGATTAGCTGCAATAATCGAAGTTAAACCGCCAAAAGCAGTTTTAAGCGAATTAACCTTTGTAATCAAACCAGGAACAAACGTCAAAAGATAACCCATTCCGGTCAATACAGGACCAATTGCCGCAGCAATACCAGCTAGAACTACAATGGTTGTTTTAGTACCATCACTAAGACCAGAAAATCCTTTAATAGCACCATTCACGTAAGAAATCATTTTGGTAAATGCCGGAAGAATCACCGCGCCCAATTGCTGACCAACTTGTTTTAAAGATTCCTGAAAGATTCGCATCTGATTAGCAGCACCACCACCAGTACGAGCAAAGTCGCCTTGGGCATTTTTAGTGACCGATAAAATATAATTGTAACGCAAACCAACTTTTTCGGCCTGCGACATATCTTTTACTTGTTTGTTTATTCCCTGGCTTAATGCAAACGCACCGAGATTAGCCTCAGTCATTACGATTCCGAGTTTTTTAAGCGACTCAGTTTCGCCGGTAAAGATTCCTGACAAGGCAGTATTGGCAATATCAATACTGATATTTTTAAAAGAAGCAAGATCACCAGCCAAACCAACCAACGACTTACTCATCGCACCAGCTTTATCTACTGGTAAACCTAAAGCCGTTGCCATATCACCAAAAGTGGCCGCCATATCTAAGGCAGTTCCTTCAGCAATACCAAAACTTTCTAAAGAAGTTTTCGCAAAGTCTTTTACTGAGTTGGCAGATGTGCCGAAAGCAACATCTACTTTGTTCAAGCTTTCGTTATAATCACTAGCAAATTTTACTGCTGCCGCACCTGCAGCAACCAAAGGAAGGGAAACAAAAGTAGAAAGGTTTCGTCCAGTTTTTCGCAACTCTTTTCCGAGTGCACGAATACGACGAATACTGTTCTGCATTTCACTACTGAACCCAGTAAGGTCTGCGGAAAACTTTATATTTATCGAGGCTAAACCCATTCAGTTAGTGATTTTTATCAGCGATAAAAGTAGGTTTACATGCTATTTTAGTAGGGTAAAGATTTTGACTTTATAAAAAAAATCCGTCACTCGCGCAACGGATTTTTCAACCATCAAATAAAAACTAACTCAACATCTCAAGCCTCATTTTTTTTTGCCGTCAAGTCTTTCGTAAAAAGCTTTCACTTTAGCAATTTCTTCCAGCAGCTTTTCGTTTTCATCAATAGATATGGTTTTCAATAATTTTTGTTCCCACGGAAACTTCATCACATCAGTTTCCTTAAAACCTCTTTTCATTCCAGGAGCAACAGCAAGGGAAGCCCACATTAGTTTTCGCATGATCAGAAAACGCTCCCTGCTTTCTATATCCTTTTCCTTACGGTAGCCGTTTAGCATATTAGTAAACTGGCGAAAGGTTAGTTTATAAAATTTTTTTGGCGATAACTTTAGCTGCCCAAAAGCAATTTCTTCAAGATCATCCCAGGTAGGATTAAACCTTATTTTTTCTTCTCCTTCGGAACAGCTTTCTCCTTTCCCAACTCAGAAGTAGTTTCAGTTTGCACTGCCGAAACCATCATAACAGAAAACGACTTAAACAAAGTCATCATTTCACCTATTGGCAACTTCATGATTTCACGGTCTTTTATTTGCCTTGGATTTTCATCGACTGCATTAGCCAGTGACTGAATGATCTGGTCAAACTTGATTAATTTATCAAAGGAAAAATCATCTGAACCATCATCCAACTTTGCTATTTCACCAATAACCTCATTGACAGTTTTTAACCCCCAAAGCTCACCTAATAAAAAGAGGCCCATCATACTTAAATCTAGCATGAAGGACTCCTCTTTTATTTTGATAACATTATTTGCCATACTAGGTCAAAATAGTTTTCGTCAAATCACCATTGCCTTTAAAAGCAAAGCTACCTGTCATACTTTGATCAACAGTCGCGTCGATATCAGCACTTTCTACGAACACTTTACCAGCGTACTTCCAGTCACCGCTAACACCACTAGTGAATTCGATATCCAATTCCGTTTTTGCTATAAGGAAATCCATTATTTCCATAGCACCCAATTGCGTTGTTGAAGCCGCAGGCTTATCCGCAACCAAAGATTCTGTAGAAATATTCCAAGCGTAATTCCCTGGCGTCACTACAGATCCATTTGTGTCTTTTGTAGCAATCTCTTCAAGCTTTGCAGAAATCTGCAACTTACAAGAAGTTGTATGGTACAACACTTTGTCATTATATGACAATCTTACATTCGAGCCGTTATAGATAGTTCCATCCATAATTTCTAAATTTTTTCAAGATTAATTATTCCGTTATAATGCATTGTGTCTTCACTCAAATCGATGGTAGAAGAAACAAAGCGGTATTTTGTTTTGAGCAATACTTTCATTGCATCGGTAAAATCTACACATTGGTCATATTGCTGCTGATCAAACCAAAAAACCAACTCAATTGACGCGCCGTCTGCATCTTTAGTAACACCGCGTTCCTCATTGATTCTGTAAGTTGTAAGCGGAAACACATTCGTTCCTAAAGCTAAAATCGGAAAAGGTTTCTTAGTCATGACAGCAGTATATTGCGACTGCGCCATTAAAAAAGTAATGATTTCCTCTGATAACTGTTTTAACATCTTAGTTTAATCTTTTTATCCTGCGTTGTATAAATGCAACCATTTGCTTTTCGGCATCTGCCGTGACAGTTCCGTTTGTTTGTTGGTAGGCTTTTGTTAAGAAAGGATTAGATTCTGTTCTTCGAACAGCACCAGCACCATTTGCACCCTTAACACGTTTTCTTTTGAATCCTGATCGATAAACATTTTTACCATCATGAACAAAGTGCGCATACCAACCACTATTAGAACCTTTCGCACGAGCACCGACATATATTGTCGGGTTTTCTTGTTTTCCGGTAATATTCCCCAGCGACCTTTTTAGATTACCAGGAGCAATAATTTTACCACGAGCTTTATGCTGTTTGTTAGAAATAGGCACCAAACTACGAGCAGCATTCAATGTTGGTTTTGATATCTGACGAAGGATAATCAGCACTTCACGTCGTTTATCTTTATCGTTGGCCAGTTGTTTTAATTGACTGGTCAGCTTATCAAACCCGATCACATCTATTTTGATGTTGTTACTCATTAGTTTTGCACAATAATTCTAAATGCGTTTTTCCAATTTCTTTGATGTGGGTTATTTCAAAACGCGCATCCCCATCAATAACAATCAGTTTCGTACCCTTGTCTTTCACTTCAGCACGAGCCCAAATCGTATAAGTTCTACTGAAAAGATGAATTACTTTTCCTTCTACATCTTCATTTCCTGAAACGTCATTCATTGCGGCATACGGCGCACAAACTTCTACGTCAGTAGTAGTTTCGCCTCCGGTAGAAGATTGATCCACTTGTACTTCTACAATCGAAATCTTTCTATCCATTTGCCCAATGAACGGTTTTTTCATCTCAGTATTTTTTGTAAGGCCGGAGCAAACTCATAGCCTGTGTAGAAAGCAATTCTTTTCGGTCCTCACGAATCGTGTACATATCAGCAATTTGCAGCTTAATAGCCTGAACAATCGGTTTCGGAATCTTGTTATCAGTAAAACCACAAGCAACAGTTATCGTAACAGCATCAAAACGCTGATCAGTAGTCGGAAGATCTTCTTTGAATCTCAGTTTAAAGACTTTCTCACTTTGCTTAGTGAGCGCGTACTTCGCCGGATCTAAAGTCACCTCAGTTCCATCAGCATAATACTTCACAGAAGTAATAGCCTTTAACGGAAATGCTTCAAAGATTACCGGATCATCAAACTTATCCAACTGCAACACAAGATCACCAGGAATAATATGACCACCGATAAAATTCTCGCAGTGCGGAACCGCCGCATCAATATACGATTGAATTAACTCATCTTGGTCCGTAAAACCATCCTCGATGTTTAATTGCTTTTTAGCCTGAGCCAAAGTAACAACCACTAACGTACCTGGAGTGAATTGATTATTTGTTACCATAAAAGTGTTATTTTACGTATTCAGCGTATTTTGCCTGAACGAGTTCAGCAGCTTGTTTTTCTTCGAAATCACCTTCTTCACCAACATTATAAGCCAACTTAAACTTTGATGTTGGAGAAAGCAAAAACTTTACTTTTACCAAACCTTTTTTATTAACTGCAGCACCTAATTTAGATGCTGCAGCTTGTTTTTTACTTTCCATTACTACTAAGCAGTTGTAATATCTTTACAAACCGTAAAAGCTTTAGGTTCTAAAGCAGCAGTGTCTAGATATACATTAGCTGTAATTTCGATATAACCTTCTTTTTTACGCGACTTATCATCAACAGAAATATCCATGAAGCCCCATTGACCAACAACCAATTTCGAGAAGTCACCAAAGATCAAAGCAGAACAAGTTCCGCTTGTAGTTCCTTTGGTAAGTGTAGAAGGAATGTGGTTAGAGTTCGCAAAAGGATAACCATTGATTTCGTTGTTTTGCAACAAATACGTAGCTTGACCACTTTCTAATACCGTAGTTTTTGCTTTACCACGAACTTTAGAATTAGAAACATAGTTCATTCTAGCACCGTTAGCATTATCTACGTAAACTTCAGTTTCCATATCAACAGCCTTAGCAAAAGTTAACGGACCACCGTTGGTCCCGATTGCAACTGTATTAACACCAGCATCATCAAGAACCGCAGTCAAAGCATCTTTGTCAATTTCGTTTTCAATCGCTTTTCTGATTTCACCCATGGTGTATAATTCCATATCAAAAGATGATTGCATCAAATTTTGTAAAGAAATAAGAACTGAAACAGCTAAACGACGCGGCTTCATTTCGATTTTACCCCAAGCAGTTTTTGTGTTAGTCACTTCAAATACTTCACCTTCCCAAGTAGCAGTTACGCCACCATTGTTTTTTGGAAACTGCACATTACCCAACAAACCTGTCAAGAACACAGCACCAAGACTTTCAACAACCGGTCTTGGACGTAAATAATCGATTGGACCAAGAACATCAGTCGCAACAGTATTACCACCATAAGCACCAGAATCTTCTGTTACCGTTTGTCCGTCAGCACGAGTGTCAAACATTGGAACAGTAAAAGAAGAAGGAGCAACTCCAATTCCAGCAGCTCTAGCCGCCGCAACACCTCTTTGATTTGCTTCTAATTCAGCACCTTCCAACGGCGAACCATTGACTAACGAACGAATTGCCGCGTTTAAAGAGAAACTTCTTTTTGGCTTTTTTGTTTCAGAATCATCATTGTTGTTGTCAACACGAGTTGCACCGGACAACAAAGTATCGTTTGCCTCAACTTGTTCGGCACGAGTGATAGAGCTATTCAAACCCTCAATTTCTCTTTGCGCTGTATCGAATGCAGTAGTTTCTGCTTCGGTCATTTCGCGGTTTTCGGCTTTGACTTTGTTCACCAAATCCCTTTGAGCTTCCAACTTAGTTGTACGCTCAAGTTTTAACTGATCGCTTTTTTTCATTTTTTCTATGAATTTTGATTAATAATTAATTGAGCTTCACGTACTGAAAGCTTTCTTGTTTCACCTGAAGGCAATTGTTGTGCTGCTTCGGTTACGGTTATATCTTTTGCTAAATCGCTTCGCATTTCTTCTACAGTTTGCGCGTTTCTTACATGCGCATCAGGATTACTTCCAATTGGCACGATAGACCATTCTAGCATTTCCCAACGTGTGAAATAAAGTACACCAGGGTTTTCGCCTTTTTCCGCATCACCATAACGGTATTCTTTTATTCTCGCACCGATAGAGGCCATTCGCAATGTTCCAGCTTGTATTTTTTTGAAAATCTTTTCTGCCGTTGGATTAGTTTCAGCATCTTCAAAGCGCACTTTTCCAATAGTCATTTTACCTTCTTGACGCACCACAGAAGTGCCTAGAATCATATCAGGATCATCACTCCAGGTTCTATGCCCATACGCGACAATTGGATTCTCATTGTATCGCGTAAAATCAGCACCATCAGCCATGAAAATAGTATCATAACTATCTACACTTTCGGAAGAAATTACAAATTCAGCTTCGCGGTTCGATATCATTTCCGGAGTGATCTCACGTATTTCTAGGACGACATCACGGGTTACTATTTTAGTTTCCATTCCCTTTATCTTTAATTTGTTGTTCAATTAATTGTGTTGCCAGTGATAGTGCTTGCATATTTACTGGCTGTAAGATTTCGTCTAATCCATCCATCGGATTCATATCTTCTAAAGCTCGCGCTTCATTTCTTGTCATCACACCAGCATACACCAATGATGTATAGAAGTTTTTACGCGCTTCCATATCACCTCGTAGCAATACTTTTTCGTTGAATTTGATGTATGCGAATTTTTTTTCTTCGTCGGTAAACACTTTACGAGCAGTTTCCTGTTCCAATCGCATGATCCACGGCAAAAGACTATCCTGCACGTGCTCTATACTTTGATGTTGAATGTTTGAGAAGTTTGAATCATCGAGCACTTTTAATTTGTGCGGCGCAATATTCAACCAGCGACATACTTCGAGCACACCGTTTTTATTGCTTTCTAAGAATTGCGCTTCGGCAGGAGAAATAGAAATACTTTTGTACTTCATTCCTTCATCAAGCATTGGTACTTTGAATTTGTTTTGACTAGACATTTTACTAGTAAAACCGTCTTCAATAAGTTTTTTATTTGGACTAGTAACAGCCAAATCACTTTCAATAACGCCATAGCCAATACCACGATCTTTATAAACTGTTGATTGATAGTTTTGAGAATCGATAGAAATTCCTAATTGCTTTGCAGCGAAGGTTATTACAGAAACGCCGATTTTACCATCGAAAGAAAATGCTTTATAATGCAGCATGTTTTCGGACGATATTTCACGACCTTTGTAGGTGTAGTATAATTTATTGTTGAGCTCAAAAACATTCACATGACCGCCATCTTGACCATCTAAATGAATAAAGCTTTCAATGCGGCCGGTAACGCTATTATGAATGATTTCTACGTAAGCATTTCCTTTGATAATCATACGAACAACAACCAACTTCCAGAAATCGAAAGCAGTCATCATTGCGTTAGGTTCGTTAGAAATAAGGTAGTTGACTGGATGATCGGAGTAATCTTCACGATTTTTGCCGTTTTTACGCTTTACTACTTTTGGAAGCTTCGCGATATCGTTGCTCAATTGTTCAACACCGTTATAGAATGCTGATAAGGTAAACGCCGTTTGACTGTTCGCCACGGTAGCATCAACACCACCGACACCAAAACCCAACCAACCAAAACCCGAAGCAGAAAGCATTTTTCCTGTTTCGGACCTGTTTGTAAAAGTCATTCGTAACGCTTGACCTAAAGACATAGTTTACCTATTAATTTTTGGTAAAACTACAATAGTGCTATTGCGTATTAGGGTAAAGATTTTGACTTTTGAGAATAAAAAAAGCGCACTGATTGGTGCGCTTACTTTTTAATCATGCTTTAAAATTTACACTGTTTTCATGACAATTACTGTTTTAGAGATTGTAAAAGTGCTTATAAATTATATTTTTTGAAGGTAAATGTTTTGACTTAATTATAACTACAATTCTATTTTTACATCATTTACTCTTAAAGGACAATTATCAGGAGCAGATTCATCATTATCAAAATTTAAAGAATACACTTCATTTTCACCAGGACAAGCGCAAAAACCACTTCCATCGTTTGAATCGGTTTGAGAAAAAGGACAGTCGCGGCAGTTTTTTACTTTTATGTTATTTGCAGCCATTATTTCTTTCTGTTTTTTGCGATGAAAATCATTGCTTTATTTACTTTCCGAAAACAAAATAAAAACATTTTTGCTATTTCTTTTTGAAGCTCACGGCGAAATTTTAAAAACTCAATTTGCAATCGCAAAAATGCGCCATAGGTAATATCTTGATGATAGTAAAATCTTTGGTTTTTATTGAATAGCAATTTCATGACTCTTTTTTATTTAGATTTTCAACTTCACTTTTCACATACATTACACCAATAACCAATTCAACTGCGATCACCAAAATCACTAACAAGTATCGCGGCCATTTACTGTAGAAGAAAGGTATTTCGAGCAACGCGCTCGTTGCGAATGCAATTACGAAAGTAAGAATAATTGCGAAGATAATTTTTAGTTCTTTCATTAGGTTTGTTTTTTGAGATGATATCTAACTATTTGTTTGTATGATTGGTAATCGCTGTAACGAGAAACTCCGAATAGTTCTCGATATTCTTCATTTGTTTTTTCGAAAGCTTCTTCATTGGTTTTTGATTCTTTGAGATGGCAGAAAAATCGGTTGTAAAAACCTTTGAACGACGAAATTTCTCGCATTCTTAATAATTTAGCTTCTAGTTGCCGGATTTCTTCTTCTAAAGCTAGTTTTCGTTGTGTGTCGGAGCTCATTTAGTTTTGTTTGTTTAGTTTAGATATAGATTTCGTCTTCGCTTAAAGGTTTGCTGTATTTTGATGTTTCTTCAGGAAGACTCATGCTACCACCCAACGCCATGATCAATCCGATAATTCCATCGACTCTTTTTCCGTGTTTATTTGAATTTCCTTTATGAATTTTTATATTTTCGTTAGCATCAGCAACCACCACACAACCACTAAGCATCCATTCTAGTATTGGATTGCCATCGTGCAAAATTTTTCCTTCATACACCAATTTTTCGAACATCTTCGTCGGTGAACTCATATTAGAAATTGCCTGGCTAAAATAACTGACATTTACACCCTGCTCCATTAGATTGCTGACTATCGCAGTTGCATTCCATCGGTCGACCTCGCAACGTTTTACGTTATAAATTGGGAAATTCTGTACGATTACATCTTCAATAATTGCATAATCAATCACTTCACCTAGTGTCGCAATAAGAAAACCCTCATCACGCCAATATCGATATGGAACACGGTCCTCTTTACTTCTACGGTCGATGGTATCTTCAGGACAAAAGAAGAAAGCTTTAACGTATCTGAATCCGTTTTCATCCGGTTCCGATAATCCACCAAAAAAAGAAAGATCCGTAACCGTCGATAAATCGAGTGCGAAATAACTACCGTGCTTTGTAAATTTTTCTAACGGAATTTCATTTACTTTATTTCTTTTCCATATTTCGTTTGGAATCCAAATTGTCGGTGCGTCCACCCACATATTAAGATGCTTTGTTTTGAAATTTGGAATTTTAGATGGCTGATTTTTAGCTTTGGTATATTCTACGATTAGCGCCTCGATATCTAAACCATCACCGAGCAACGGATTTGCTTTATACCATACGCTTTGATCTTCCCAATCATCACCTTCATCGAGATCATGAATCATAATCCACAATCGGTCATCTTTTTTTCTACCTTCCAAAACTTCGATGACGCTATCTTCATAATTTTTACACACCGACGCGATGTTTGTTCCTGCAGTTGTAATATGCCAGGTTAACGGCTGACGACGTTGGACCGATGACGACTCCAAATTTTCCTTTACAGCATCGGACGCATGCGCGTGATATTCGTCGATAATTGACAGGTGCGCATTAATACCATCCTGAGTCTTACTATCACCACCTAAAGGCATCATTGTTGCACTTAACGGACGAAAATGAACGTGCCGCTGCTGCGTATAAAAACCAAGATTACGCAAAGCTTTGTTTGCCATAGGTGATTCTATAAATTGAACGGCTTGTTTCCAGCAAATACGTGCCTGATCCTCTTTTGTTGCACCGACATAGACTTCCGCTTCCGCTTCCATATCAATTGACATGCACAACAATGCGAGTCCGGCCATTTCCGCTGATTTTCCATTTTTCTTTGCTCGTTTGTCGTAAACGGTTCGAATTCGCCTGTTTTTTGCCGCATCCTGCCATCCGAAGACATTGTAGATCGTAAATTCTTGAAAAGGCATTAATTTGAAAGGTTTTCCAGCTAATTTTCCTTTTGTATGATTGATGAACATTGGGTAAAAATTGACCGCAAACATTCCTGCTTTGTGATCCAGGATAAAACCATCTTTTTCGGCAGTTTCTATCCAAGAAAAGAAACGCTCTACAGCTTGTTTAATGCGATTTCCGACCATTATTTTTCCAGTACGCACGTTTTTTGCATAGATAAATGGACCGGAAGAAAGCATTTTAGGAGTAGGTTTCAAAGTTTATTTTGATTAATCGGTGAATTAAAAAGGCATTTTATTAGTTGGTATTTTTTCGAGCTGGGTTTTTAGAAAAGTGTTTTTGGATTTACAAAATCATTCATTTGCAGTCTTATGAAATGCCGGTGCCAATCAGAAGGCAACTCAAAGCTTAAAATGTACTTTATTGCTGCACATTGCGCCTCGAATTCGGTTGCAAAGGTTTTATTTCCGATTACTCCATGACAATAACACTGCTGCGAACTTCTTAGTGCGGTGCCGGAATAACCATATCCGTATAATCCGTGAGGAAATTTCGCGGTTTCGATAAAAGCTTCATAACCTTCTTTTGAGAACTTTAATAAATTTCCTGGCGATTTTAAAACATAAGTGTCATATTGAGAATCGCCGTCTTTGTCTTTGCAATGACGGAATTCTTTATCTTCGAAAATTATTGGTATACCTGGATTGCTGTTCATTTTTAATTTTGGTTTTTCGTCTGCGTCATCCTTTTTTGTTGTTTTGGATGTGTTGGCCTTAGTTTATGAGTCGTAGCCACGAGTTAGCAAACAGCTACTCAACAACGTAAATAGAAGTTGGACGATTGTAGTTTTTAACCTCTCCTGCTTCAATTGTATAATCAGCCGTTAAATCTACATTTGGTTTTTCTTCTGTTTTTACAGCATAGTGAATTTGGCATCCTGCAATTATTACGTGGTTCTTTTCGCCACTAATTTTTGCAAACCAATTAGAACTTCTAACATTTGTTTTTATTCCTAAAATAGCATCGCTTACTATTTCAACTTCTCCCCAAACGGATTTATATTGTTTTCCGTCTGCTCCATAAAACCACGCATCTGTGGTAATTAAATATTTTCCTTGCATAATAATGTGAATTAAAAGCCGATTTGCTAACACTGCATAACAGTAATTTAGGCATCAGGCTGGATTTATAATTTGTTTTGTACTTGTAATCTTGATTTTTAACTTCGATAGATTAAGCTTGCTTATCCTAAACTACCGTTATGCTTTAACGTTAGCGGTAATGCCTCAGAACGTAACCTTCGTCCCATCTTCATTTGTCGCTTGTTCTAAAAAGTCCTTCGTTTCAAATGGTACAAATTCCACTCCCATCTTTCCTCCCTCAATGTTGTAATTTCTGTAAATCGTTCCCAACTTTAAATTTTTGTATGCTAAATAGTATTTATCAAACTCTCCTTCCTGTTGAAATCTATGTAAGTCTTTTGCATCTTCTAAAGTTGGTTCACGTTTTAATAAATTTCTTAGCACATCCTTAATAACATTCTCCTCCGCTTCCATCATTTTGCGTGTAATTTCTGCCATAATATCAGGCATGGCACTACCGCTAACATCACCTTTGCAAAAGTCGGGTTCTGTCGTAAAAATTTTGTTCTGTTTTATATTCATAATTTTCGTTATTAAGTAAATTTATCTTTCTCAATCCCGCCCTTCGCAAAGCTGCGTAACGTTATGGTTAATGCTACGATTTCGTTTCTAAAGAACGTATCTTTAACATAGTATCTGCAATTCGATAACAAGTAATTGATATTTGTTCATCAGCTTCGCCCATACTTGCGCATTTTAAATCTTGCAATGCCATTCCGATATTTGGCTGTGATAACAATGCTTGTAACGCTAATCCAGCGAAATTATCTCTTAACGTAACACAATCTTCTAATCTTGCTTCACTTGCGTAAACTCCATCAGGATTTGACATTCTTGGATTATTTGGTTTTTCTAAATTCGTTTCCATAATAATATTTAGTTTCAATGAACCGCACTAACCATAACAAGTGTTTGGCAAAAAAGCGGGTTCAGTTATTAATTTAATGTTTGTTTTTCCTTTGTTAGTTTGGGGCTTAATCGAAGTTTTAGGATTGTTTATCCGCTTCTTCGCCAAGCACCGAACCGTTATGTGCAAGCGTCCAAGTTTGCGCATAAACCGAAGATTACTAAATCTTCTACAGTTCTTAATCCTTTTGAAATTATCCATTGCTGGGTAATATTACTGAACCAAAAAATATTAAACAATGAACTTGAATGTGAAATTGATTTTGTGTATTCGGGATTTGGTCTTGTTTCCAAAATCAAAAAATCTTTAAATATCACTCGATATTCTGCTTCTTGATAAACTCTATTTTCGCCTTCTAACCATATAATCTTATCGTCATAATTATATGGTTTTTCTAAAATATTGCCTTCTAAATCACAAGGGATAAATTGCCAAATAGAAATTGGTTGCTTTAAAAATTCAGCGTACTTTTTAATCTTTGACAATACTTTATCGTTTTGATTATAGTATGCGTTTCGTTTTTCATATTCCTGCAAAACAAAATTTGTCATTGAAACTAATTTAGTGCCTGCACATAACCGCGGCTTTGCAAAATCGCTGGTATTCATTTCGTCGGAGAGTACTCCGGTAGTTGGTAATTTTTTCATTCGTATAAAATTTATTGGTTATTGTCCGCGACTATCGCAAAGCCGTCACTCGTTATAGCAGAAATAACTGTTCTCCTGCTGCTGGATAAACTTTTTTTACATAAGAAAAAGGTACTCCATAACTCACTGAATCAACTTTTACCATGCACTTTGATTCATGATGACCACAAGGATCAATACATATATCCAATATTTCACTTGAAACTTCTTTCATAATCATTTCTTTCCCATCTGGCCAAGTTTCTATATCAAATACTATTTTTTGCCCTATTTTAAAATCAATCATAATAGCTACTTTAAAAAACAAGGCTGGTCCATATGACAAGAGTTTAAATGCGCTTTTATAAATTTTTTGCAGTAAGGAATTACTGCTTTAAATCGCATGGTATTGAAACTAGATCTAATGTTTATTTTTTGATGGATATTCATAAAATTGGATTTTTTAAAATTACTTTCATTAAAAAACACTATAATCGAGCTTTAATTGATAGGTTCCTGAGTACCCTCGACGTCTGCATTCATCAATAAATTTTTCAGGAGTTTCAGCATCCAGTCTTTTGTCGTCGTAAATTAATCGGTCAACATTATTGTAGTAGAAAACCAAAAATCTTTTGAAGGATGCTTGAAAGTATTGATTTATAAATTCTTCAATTTCCTTTGCAGTTATCGGTCTTTTATGAATAATTTCCCAATTATTTTCAACGCCACCTTTTTTAATTTTCATAGGTTCTAGATCAAAGACAACTGCAATCTGTTTTTTTTGCGAGCTGACTTTATTATAAAAACCATAACTTACTGTGTATTTTTTTTTCTTAATAAATAATTTTAAGAACTCTATTTCTTCAACAGTATAATCTGTTTTTTTATTCCATAAAAAATAGTATTTTTCAAAACTATTGAGCATTTTTCATTTTCATTAGCTGTTCAAATAAATCTAGTTGCGTAGGATCTGTGGCTCCTTTCAATTCTTTTTCAGATTTAGGATCAAGACCGAAAATTTTAAAGCATTTTAGCAATGAAGCTTCGGCATCATTTCGTAGAGTAACTTCTACAGAAACATTTTTCGCCCCTGATTTATATGTTTGAATATAGCCATCGCCTAATTTCTTTGCATTTTTCTTCTTTATTTCAGAAACAGCAAATTGCCATTGCGCCATTGACTCAGCATATACTTCCAAGGCCGGAAGAAACTTTTCTTTCAGCAATTGATTTTTTGCCAGGATATTACCCAGCAATGGATAATTTCAAAAGGATTAAGAACTGTAGAAGATTTAGTAATCTTCGGTT